AGAATTTTCATAACCTTCATCAGCACAGCGTTGTCGATCTTCATCGGTTTCCCTTCGGCCTCCAGGCGTTCCGCTTCATCATCCAATTCCTTCAACGCCTGTTGGATTGGCGAATTGCGGGACCGCGAAATTTGCATGATCTGTTTCAGGATCGGTCCCGCCTGGCGCGTGTAGGAAGCGTCAAGGGCATTATTCACCAGCTCATTGAGGATTATGTCAGTCTTGGGCGACGTGGTCATTTGAGGAAGTCCCTGAGCGCGAGGTAAATATCTTTTATCGCTTCTTCGAATTCGGCATGATTGAAAACGAAAACATAACTTCCGTTATCCGCCACAGTATACGGCTTGTTGTAACGGTGCATCCGTTCCACCAGAACGGTTTCGATTATTTCATGGAGGAAATTTTCATAGGCATCTTCACGGCCATACCGTGTTCCGATGATTATCTTCTGTTGCCGACAATGGGAAGACGAACCGTTTGTTTCGCTGTCCGTGTTCACATGCCACAGCCGGCCGCCGATGATTACTGTGCGCGGAAACCGGATCGGTTTATTGCTCATTGGCCCCACCTGGCGGAGTTCTTCCGGGTTGATCCTGGCCAACGGATCCAAACGGCTGAATGATTTCGGCCCTACGTGCCAGCAAGTCGAAGTTCCGATCCTGTTCCTTGACGGCCTTGGCACCTTCCTTCGTGATGTCGGTTTGCGACATTCCAAGGACGGCACCGATCTTCGAACGGTAGAAGTCATCGGACCAGAGACCGGTTCCCTTTTCCCGAAGCAGCATCAGCGCTTCGATCTGCGCTTTCGTGTCCAGGAGTTCGGCCGACGCCCACGCCACCGCGATAGTCGTCAGGGCCGGCGCCGAACCGCCCACGTTGAACGCTGTTTGAATTTCCGCGGTCAGCCGGATGAGTTCCTTCATCGCATCGGCATTCTGCGATTGGAACCGTTTCACCTTGCCGACCAATCCTATTTCCAATTGGCGCAACGCTTCCCCGCTCAGATTGTTATCCGACGTGACACCGTAAATCGGCGTCTGCGTACACTGGCTGATTTGCCTGACGATCTGATCGATCTGCTGGGTATATTGGGAAAGGTTCGCATTCGGGAATTGGCCAACGTCGACCGACTGCAAAAACTGAACAGCTTCGGCGGTCAGCTCGGTTACGGGCGAACCATCGGCTTTTCGAAGAAGAAGATTTACCACGGCACCGGGCGTGATACCGGTACTATCGATCGCGATTCCCTTTGCCCACTTGATCGGAAAAGCGGAAAACTCCGAAGCCATCACCATAGAATGCAACGTTCGGTTCAACACGTCCTGCAGAGGGATAGCCGGCCGGATTTCGCTCTCGCCATAAAGGGTATAGTTGTCCTGTTGATCGGCAAAATGGACGATGGGGATTTTCCCCAACGGCCACAGCCGGCCGTTGCTGGCATCCGGAATGGTCTGTTCTTCTTCCGTGCCGGCTACCTGCGCGAACACGGTCAATTGGTCAGGGTTTTGTTTCGTACCGAAAACTTCCGACGTGGAAGGTTCCTCGGTTTCCGTCTCGACAACCCGAATGATTTCATCCAAGCCGCCACCGTACCTGGCGGCGTATTCGTCATCGGGCATCACTTCGTTACCGCAATTCTCACCCTTCCACCAGGATACACGGTCGGGTTCATAAACAACCATGTGCATTACGGTCTTGGTCGATGATCCTTCTTCGGTGTCCTGAACGTCGGACTCCGCCCACATCTTGCACGCCCACACCGGTTTTTTCGTCAACTGATTGAAAACGGCAACCAGGCCTGAGAATCCGTCGAACGCCGGCTCGCTCGACCACAACAGAGAAATCGGATCGACCAAAACGTATGCGTCGCCCTCCCGGACAGCACCGCGCCACCACATTCCCTGCGCGGATTCGAAGTCGTTTTTCTCGAGGCGGTCATTCAACCAGGTGTTGTTGGTTTCATTTCCTAAATTTATTTCCATCACTTTGATACGGCCGGACATTTTATCGATGATGATACGGCAATAATTATCGTTGAACTCGGACAGGTTGGCTTCATCGGTTTGGAGACGAAGCATTTTGCGCATCTGCTCCGTCATGTTCGCGCGGTGGTCTCCCCGTTCATATCTCCGATACAAATCCACTCGGGCACCGCGTTGTTCGACGGCTTCCGCCCACGTCCCGCCGGCGTCGATCAAGTCGTACAAATCCTCATTTGTCCTTAGCAGGGCATCGACGATCAGTCCAGTATTGTCGGCCATATAAATCTCCTACTGTGCATAGTTGCTGATTGAAGCGACGGGGGAAACCGAGATAACGGAACTTCCGTTCAATTCGTCGTAACAACCGGACGCGGCATCGGGAATATCATCATGGGGCCAATCCGGTTCACCGAGATTGTGCATGTTGGTCAAGAACTCCTCATTCCACGGGGCGCGTACGATCTTGACGTTTCCGACTTCGGCTTGGGCGGCCAGGGGTTTACATCGAAGGATTTTATCTCCCCGTGGAGGGACAGACCGAACGTCGAAACCGTTGAGAAGTTTGGAAATATTCCGCGCATCCCGTTTTCCGCTTGAACCAGGTTCCTGTTCGAACCGCTGGGGGACCGCGACACCGTCCTGCTGGGCGCGATTGAGCATGTTCGAATCTGTTTTAGCCGGTTCGGTTCTTTCATTCGTCACATCCAGAATATAGTATACACCGTCTTTTACTTTCATTTTCACCGACGCTGTAAAGTCTGGATCATTCGATGCTTTTCCCCGGACGATCTTTTCTTCCGTCGCCGCCAAGTCGGTAAACCGGAACGTGCGGCCGCCGGCCGGGGCGGCCTCGACCACGCCAAACCAGGCACGGTTGAAAATCTTTCCGGCTGCCGGCTTGATCTTCCAGTTTCCTCCGCGCTTGGCATCGCCAAGCAGCCGCTGCCGTTCTACAAAACTCTGCGCTTGCAGGTTGGCCAAATACCCTGGGTCTTTTTCCAACAGGATCGGATTATCGTAAATCGTACTAACAATAAACGTCACGCTTTTCGGCGTGCTGTTCGGGTGTTCCAATTTTAGTTGCTTGGGATCATCGGACCAATGGAGTTTGTCATTCTCCCGGATCATCCAGCGGACTTTCCCGCTCCGCTCCAGGTTGGCATATCCATCCTTCTCGATCCACCAATCCAGGAATTCGGCCAGCCAGCCGGGTTGCGGGTTGGCCGTCGCCCGAACGTACGGCCGGACACCGCATTTCGACCGGTTGCGGCTCATCATGTACCAAAACTGTTCTTCCTCGAAGGTTTCAAGCTGGTCGAATTCAATCAGCGGGATCTGCGCACCCCGCCAGGCATATAAGTCTTTCCCTTTTTGTAAATGGCTGAACGTGACCTTGGCGCCGCTGGGGAACCGATAGGAATGATTGCTCAGGTTGGGAACAGCGTTCAGGTACGGGTACAGTTCTTCGGCCTCATCCCACATGCCGCCTTCCCGGATAATCTCCGGTTGGGTCCGGCGGAACACGACCGATCCGAATTGAGGATTTCCAACATGGCGCAACGGCTCCATGAGAAGCGCCCAGGTCTTCCCCCCGCCAGCTGCACCACCGTAAATGGCGATGTCGGCCGGCGACGCCAGAAATATCTCCTGCCGTGGCTGGGGACCGATTTCGATTTCTTCAACTTCGGCCTCGGCCTCACGCTTTTTTCTGTTTCTCATCCCGTTTGTTTTCCGGAAGGTAAACCCTCACGTTGACCGCGGCGCCGCCGGGACCGGTAATCTCCGTCCGTTCCACCCAGCCGCGTTCCCGTCCGAAACAATGCAAATAGAAAAACGCGGCTGTCAGGTTCCGTTCTTTCATTCTGGAAAGAACCACCCACTCGGCCAGGTCCAGGTTGTCTTCGTGGATTTCTTTCAGCACTTCCTCCAGCACTTTGGAGGAATGGATCCGGCGGGACAGGGAGGGCCGCGTCATCTTCAACTTCTCCGCGGCAATAGCAACGTTCCCGCCGGCGGCTTTCAGGGCGGGAATAATCATGTCATCGGGAAACTCGACACCGCGTGCCATCTTTTTTAGTATGTATCTCCCGTATCATGCTACCACGTAAAAAAAGACAGGATCAGTAAATCCTGGTCCTGCGCAAAACACTCAACTTGATCCTTTTTATTCCTTTCAGGTTCACGACGGACAGATGTTTTCCCCATTTTTCCAGAAGCAATTCCAATTCCTTATCATCGACTTCCTTACTGCGGTACTCGGCGTTGCCGCCCCGCCAGCGGAAAATTCCATCGTTGGCAAACGCGAAACGGCTGTCCTGCCAGATGATCCGATGCTGCAGAAGGGACTGCATCGAAGCATCCATGTCGCCGTGCAAGCGAAACCGGGTATCATATTTGATCGACCGATCGGTGAAACCGATCACACACCCTATCCAGCCGTTCAGCCGGATAAAATCGAAAACATTCACCTTCCGAATATCCCCCCCGGTCTGGCTGAACCCGAAGATGCCGGCGCCTGCGTCGACGGCGCATTGGGCGGTATTCTCCACAATCTGCCGGATGTCTTCGGGGTCGGTTATTCTCCGGTACCGCTGGCCAACCAGGGAAAACATCCCCTTTATATCGTCGTCGACCATCATCAGCACGCCTTCGAAATTATCCAAGGCCCACTGGCGGATCTGAACCAGGCCGGTCAATCCAGAATGAGTAACAATCTCATTCTTCGGAAAAGCGGCGTGGTATTCTTTTTCTTCCGACTTGTCGACGGCGATGGTCGCTTTTGGGAAAAGTTTGATCGAATTATTTCTCAAAACATCGGCACGCTTGCGGGATGGGATAATGATTTTCAGTTTCATATTTACCGCGTTTCACGTGAAACATCGTTGATTATTTCCAAAAGTTTTTCCCCTTCGACAACGCGGCCGAAACCGATCTTCTGACCGGCATTACGCCGGACGATTTGCCGTGTGCCCAACCCGAATTTTTCAATCGCCTGTTGGAAATCCAGCACGTTGCGGAAAAGGACAACGATATAGTCGTAATGTTCATAAGGTTCTAATTCCATTCCAGGAACGTCCTTGTCGCTTTCACCGGCCGCATCTTCCTTCCATCCCTGCTTTAGCTCATCGACTTCCTCATCGGAGAAAATTCCCTTGAACACGCTCGGGTCTTTTTCTTCGGCAAGCGCCTGCTGTTCCCAAGACGACAACTCCTGGGTTCGATTGTCAAATAGTGCCATACGCTTTTTCTGGAGGGGGGTCAGGCCGGTGCGCTGAACAGCGATCAATTCATTCGGTTCGGCATGGATAATGCGGACTTTCTCAATTCCGGCTGCCGGCGCCGCTTCTACGACGCCGTTGCCGGCGATGATCTGTTTGTTCTCATCGATCAGGATGGACCGGCCGGCTCCGGTTTCCTGTAGAGAATCAACAAGCATACCGATATTTTCTGCGGTATGCTTGCGGAAGTTGTGGGGATCAGGTTGTAAATCTTTTATACGTGCTACTTCTTCATTCGTCGCCTTCTTTTTCCTCGGTGTCATCATGGTCTCCACCGAGAAGCGACATTTGTTTCGCGGCACCCTTGGCTTCCCGCATCGGCGGCCACTCCTGCTCTCTGCCGACGTTCCCCTTCCAGAGTTCCACCGCCACGTCCCGATAGGGATCGTTTATGGTCGCTTCCGGTTTCAACACTGTACCATATTCCAACCAATGGTCAAACCCCCGGCGCATGATCCGGCCGCGCTTCGTGTGTTTATCCAAAGCATAGTCAGGGATTTCCAGATGGGCACCGTTCCAGACTTGGCCATGAAAAACAGCACATTGGAAGTGATCGGCCAGGCGGGATTTTTGCGATCGGCACGCCAGGAGGATGGTATTGGCCAGGGCCAAACGGGCCGACCCGTTCTTCCCGTCGATCCGGCTATCCATGTAGATCTGGCGTTCGGCCGCGGCGTACACAAGCAGTTGGGGATTGGCGATGCCGATGTCTTCGTTGATTATTACCAGCAGGCGCTTCCAAAGGTATCGTTCATATTCCGGGCACAGTTGCGCAGCCCAATAAAGGGCCGCCTGTTCCTCCCCCCGTCTGATTTCCTTCTGCAGGGCGGAGATTACTTCGCCCAAGTCGTACTGGTTCCTTGTCAGCGGCATATTTCCTCCCACGGCATTTGAATTCCGGGATGGGATCGATCCTTCCCGGTGGGAATACTTTACCACTCTTTCGAGCTGGTTTCAAGGGTATTTGATATGGGCCTTTCCCTTCCCGCACGTTGTAGGGCTTCCTGGTGCGTCGGAAATTACCGATCGAGGCGTTTTTGCATTTATCGGATTTTGCTGATGATTATGGTAGGGGGTGTGGATTTTCGCACGTCTCAAAACTTCTGGATGCGTTGGGGACGGCAATTCCGGGGTGGTTTTCGGGGTGTTTGGGGATCATCCGATCAGGAGAAACCAAAAACCCCCCCGGTCGGTTCCGGAGGGGTTTTTGACGAGCATCTTTTTTTTTATATTCGATTGAGAATTACGAACAGATTTTACACCGGCTTTTCCGGTTTGTCAAATGATCGATCATCGAAGTGGAGAGCCATCACCACGGCGACCGGGATCTTACCGACATCCCCGCGCGAACCTAGAAAATAGCATGATGGCCGATGAGTATCCGGAACGGTCTGGATATTCCAAACACCGGGCAGGTTGGGTTTCTTTCCGCACGCCTTCGCACAGTCCGCCATGTAATCGGCGTTGAAGGAAATGCCGTTGACAAGAACTGCCCCGGTTGGTTTTTCCGGGATGATCGGGAAGAAGTCGGGGTACTCCGATATTTCCCATTCCACTTCGGCGATCATCTTTTCGGAGCGCACATGGCAACTCACCTGGTTTATCGGTTCTTCTCCACTGACTGTGGAAGCAACTCCGTCATGGATTGGAAACCTACCCTGGATAGTTACCTGCAGCCGCACCTTGCCTTCGCCACCGAACGCCGGAAGCGCCGCCATGAAGCGGCGGATGATCCGGGAATGGATCAGGATACGATCGGCGGGATCCAAACCTTCGATTTTGCAGGGAACCGCGGCCAGGTGAAAACCGCTTGCAGATGCCGCGTAGGACATTCCCCCACGGTACCCGAACACGACGTTTTCCAGGATCGGTCGGGTATCTTCTTTCGCGGCACACAAATGGATTTTATAGTCGCGGGAAATTTCGATCTTGAATTCACCGACAGGCTGTATCATGGAACCTCCTGAATTTGATAACAACACCTAGTGACTACACGCATTGACAACCTACGAATTTGTGCTACGCTATTTCCGACCCTCCTTTCCCCGTTTTCTTCTCCTTTCGAAACTTCCCCCCTGACCAGGCAGGGGGGAAGCTGTTTTTACAGCAAGCCGATATGCTCGGCCGGCGGTCAATTCCTTTTTTCCACATAGAGCCTCCTGAATAAAAACGGGGGCGCTGATCCTTCCCCGTCCCCAAGACAGGAAGACCAGCGCCCTTGACCATGCGATGATGGGGACGCGCATTCTTCACATCAGGCCGTCAAACTGACGGTTCAGCAAACCGATGAAGGAATAAATCTTGTCGACCTTCGCCGGCGCTTGTTCACACGCGGTTCCTTTGATCCCTTGGAAGTCTTCCAGGTGAGCCCGAACAATCTCGACGTGATGGGTTTCATGTTCGACCAAGCGGGAGAAATAAGAATTCCACGCGGAGATTTCGAAGAGCGTGATTTCCTCCGGCACGGGCAGGTAAACCGCGATCGGCACGTCAACGGAAATAAAACTGATCTTTCCATCGGTGCATTCCCACCCGGCCGTGGCACCCCAAGTCGTCCAGGCCAGCGCGTTCTCCGGTCCACCAGCAAGAACGACCTTCTCCACCGACGACATCCGCCATTCCGATTCGTTGTGTCCATCGATTGAGAAATACACAACGGTGGCGCCGGCTATTTCCACCTGGCGGAGGAACAGTTCACCGATCGCCGGCAGCATAGCCAGAACAATGCACAGAAGAACGGGCACCCTGGTTTTCATTGAAGCACCTCCTGATTATTACAACGAAGCCGGCGGTATAGTGTGGGTAAACACCGGACGTGGATCATCCGGTGTTCCAGATGGACCCGGCTTGGGCGGGAAGGGATTATCTACCATCCCTTTTTTGTACGCCACGGCGAACACGGTTCCCGCGACCTTGGCTGAAACCGTTGTGGCAATATCCAAACCTGCATACCACCCGATGATACCCCCAACGATCAGGCCGATCACCAAACCGATTAGACCGACGATCAGATAGATAATCATTTATTCCCCCGAATGCGGTTGGCCGCGTTGAGAATGGCCATCGCACCATAGGACATAGGATGTTGGTTCCCCTTTTCCCGGACAATCTGATTGGCGCGGTTTTGCATAGCAAGGCGCTGGGTCAAACGGATGATGTTCTCCGTTTTCAGGTTTTCGAAATCTTCTCCGCCGGCAGAGAACGCACCCAGCATGGCATCGATCAGTTGGCCGTCGCTAAGAGTTTCGATGGTCTTAGCGTCCATCTTTCCAGAAACAGTAAAAAAACTATGGAGGGAGAGGGATATAGCCGCTTTCAAGGCAGCATCCTTTGTCGGGTCTTTGGAAAACTGAAACGGTTTTTTCACGCCTTCACCTTCTTTCTGTAGTAAGAATTCTCCCAGGAACGACGGGCAAGCTCAACGGTTCCGCACCTGGCGGAATGATACTCGCACTTTTTGCACTGGATCGAATGGGTGGTAAGGCGCGGATCCAGATTGATCTGATGCAGCACTTCCGATTCTCCACCGCACCTAGGGCACGGACATTCTCCCATTACCATGCTGGATTTTTCCAAAAGGTCTTGGTGCTTGTCGTATTCATTCGCCAGATCATACATCTCAATCATGGCATCCTCGTTTCCTGTTTGCCACACCGCTCACAAATCCAATCGCCTAAACTCCAACTGAACCGGCCACTTATGAGCGGCTTCTTATCAACTATCCACCGATGCAATCCGAGAAAACACAGAATTTTTCCAAACATCTTTTTCTCCTTGGAACAGATCCGGTCCCCCCCGCCGTTGGGCAGTCGGGAGGGACCGGCCGATCCTGTTCCCTTCTAGCCGGACCTACACACATCCGGCGGATCCTACACACTCGGTACCGGTGTCGTCAACTTTTTCATTTCCCGGTACCACGAACGCAGAACTTCCAAACTCTCCGGCGGCGAACCGATTTCGGAAACGTACAAGTCGAAATTCTGATAGGCGGTGGGAAGAACAAGACTTCCGTTCTCATACAAACGCATGGGAACACCATCGGACAGCCAGGCCATCAACACATCGGCCACCTGCTGGCCCGGTTTGTCGATGGTCTTGTTGTCCAAGGCCGAACACCGGGAACCGCCGACTATCATTTTATGTTCCATCGTCATTTCGCCCAGCACGTCGAATTCGTACTCGCTGCCCTCGCGCTGAATCGGCTCCATGCCGATCTTGTTGATCTTCTTTATCTTTCCGTTGCCATCGTATTCCGGTTCATATTTCATTTTCGAGCGGAGGGTGGCAATCACGTGAGAGGGTGATTGAAGAATGGCATCGAACAGCGCCATGTGGACCGGGGTTACTTCCGACCAGGCGGCGTAGCGGTTATTCTGGTATCGGGACGACGCCTCATCGACCATTTCCAACGCGCCACCCTTACCGGACCAGGCATGGGTCAGGCTGTCGATGATGATCGTCCCGAACCCGGCTCCTTCCGCCGCGTGGATCACGTCGATATAGTTCTGCGGATTGAAATCGGTCAGGACGAACGTCTCGAATTGGAACACGTTGCCGAACCCGTCGACTTCGCCGGCATACTTGCTTGCGCTTCCCCTTTCGCTATCGAGCAGAACGGTCTTTTCTTTCAGACCCATAGCGATACTGAGCGCAGACCAGGTCTTTCCGGATTTCGGCGGACCGGACAACGCAAGCCTCAAACGGGCCTGAGACTTTGTTGCTGGAACAAACACAATATTTTGCATGGTCATTCGGAACTCTCCTTTTCCGGTTCAGGTTCATGCGGATACAACTTTCCACCGTTTCGCGCACGCTGTTCCTCCAGGTCGGCGGCGGCGCCGGCGGAATTTTTCGGATTGATCCAATGGTTGCAGTACTCGAACTGCGGACAGGATTTTCCCGCATCGGTTGAATGAATTCGATCCCACTGTTCTTGGGAAAGGATCAATCGATTGCCACATGCTTTTACAAACACCTCTCCGTGTTCTTCTAACCACCGATCGCGGGAAGCACGCGCGGCTTCGAGCGATTTGGCGATGGTTGAATACAACCTGCCGCCAGGCGTCCGATAATCGTAGTGAACACGATTACCCTGCAGAACGGCGGAGAAGAATTCCTCGAACCGTTCCTCACCTGGCGGACAGGTCGAACACCCGCGGACGTTCATTGGGGTGGTCATGGTTTTTGTTCCCACTGCGAGGAAACGAACAGCCATCGAGGATCACGATGGAAATTTATTTCCGATCCGAAGATTTCACTCAGCTGGCGGAAAGCATCCTCGACGGCGTTGTGGAAACGCGGATGCGCCCTGGTCCTTTCGCCCACGATCCCATAGGCAACACCGTCGACGACGGCCACGATCAATTCGTGGTCCAGGTCGTCTTTTTCGATGGGGGCATAGGCGTAGGAAGAAAGATGGGGAATGGAAAAACAAACGAACGGACGATCGGACATATTGGCCTCCCACGGCTTTTGAATTTTGCCGTACTAATACGGCAATTCGAGTTTCAACTCCGCAGCATCTTCGCGGATTTTGCGGTCCACGTAATGATTCAGGTGTTCTCCTTTCATTTTCGGATGAGCCAGCAGAACCCGCAGGTTTTCCAAACTGGCCACCCAGATTTTTATATTCTGCGTTAGCGACTTGTCGATTGAAGCGAGGGGGTCTTTTGTCTTTGGCATGGGTACCATATTACCACCTTTCCTTTCCTTGGTCAAATGGATTGACGCCTTCACGTTATTGGCATACAATCCAAAATGCGAACAGACCCAACACGCTGCCAGGGTTTATCACCCGGGTGGCCACCGTCTCCCACGGTTGTCGGGTCTGTTTTCTTTCCGGGAAAAATAAGGTAATCAGGTAAGGCTTACTCCTTTTCCGCACGTTGTAGGGCTTCCCAATGCGTCGGAAAACTTACTTCCTGGTACGTTTGGTTATTCTCATCCCCTTCCTTCTCAATTCCGACGCCACGACCGAATCGTTCATAATCAGGTGAGCGATATGCAGACTGTTGGCATGGGCCAATTCCCCGGTCGGGCCTTCCACCTTGAACGTCACCGGCGACATGACGCAATCCGTCTTCACCGATACGGACCAGCCGGGACATCCGGAATGGCATGGATCGAAGTAATACAGCAACCGCGGAAGCGATTCCAGATCATCGGCGACGAACCAAATACGGTAGGGGGTTTTACCGTGGCCGCAACAACTTTCGATGGTCTGAATTCCAGGAACGACGTTCATGGACAGGCACAATTGCACGCACTCTTTGTCCATCCCTTCTTTCGGAAGTGGAAACTTACGATACCTTTTCATTTTCTCCACTCCTTGACACTCCAATATTGGGGTGTCGAATTCCACGCCCACCGGCGCGGACGGCCAGAACGAGCCATACGGTCACACACCACTACCTGGGCGTTGTGATAATGATGTTCCGAATATATTTCTGCAGCCCGACGGGTCGGGTGCGCTTTGAGCTTTCCGCACTCCTGGCACTCCGACTGAAAACGGTGCTCACACACTCTGTTGTGGAGTTTCATTTGTCACCTGTCCTTTTCCACGAATTCTCCGGTTGCATACAGCGCCCACGGCGTATGAACAATCTCGCCGGCGATCAGCAATTCGAACGCGGTCTTCTTGTCGATACCCGCCAGCTGAACGTGCCGGATAAATTCTTCGGAAGTCGTGCCGAACCAAGTCGTCTGCAACTTGGCACGCTCCAACTGATCCGGCCGGCCGGTCCACCGTTTCCAGATTTCCAAGCGATGGCCATGTTCTTCCTCGGAGAACATACCTGCAGCACCGCCGGCGCCGCCGTGTTCCGAAATTTCTGAACAATCGGGGCACAGCATCGCCAGCATTCCGCCGATCACCCAGGGTTCCACAGCCGGGGCGTCATCGGCACTGCACCCATCACAATGAAACAGTTCTGCTGTCTTCGTTGTCATCTTTGCCTCCCACGGTTGAAGATTTGGGCTGACAGCACCCACTCTACCAACCTCCGCGCTCGAGGGCGGAGATTGGCAGAGGGAACCGGTCAACCGGGATATTCGAATTTGAATTCCAATCCGCAATTCGAACACTTGCCGGCCTTCAGACTTTTCAGGTCCGTTTCGACATTGTGCTGATTGCAGACCGGACAATCCCACTTCCACATGCACGGTTCCATCGTTACCCGGTTCGCCTCATCGTCGAAGTCGATAATATCGTGCGATAACCCTTTCGGTTTCCGATACGTCCCCCACTTTTGAATTTTTGCAGGCTTTACGGCACAACGCGGCCTCTTTAGCGATTGATTGGTATTTCATCGTCCTTCTCCTTTCCAGTAGCGGCGGGCCGCGTCATGGTTTAGCATGGGGAGACTCCGGAAATAACGTTGTACCATCCCACGGGCAATCAGGTAAACAGTATTTTATTTGTGTGTCAATTTCTTTTTTACACTCCGCGTCTGCCTTCGACCACTCCGCGGCTGCCTTCAACCACTCCGCGCGTGCCTTCGACAACTCCGCGTCTGCCTTCAACCACTCCGCGTCTGCCTTCAACCACTCCGCGTCTGCCTTCGACCACTCCGCGGCTGCCTTCGACAACTCCGCGCGTGCCTTCAACCACTTCTCTGGCAGTTTGAATGGACATGGGCGCAGCCAATGAAGGCGGACAGCCTGTTCCACCTTAGGCTTAACCGACAAAATATACTTGATCCGATTTTCTACGGGTTCTCTCAAAACCTCTGCGGCTACCTCGTGATGTAAAAACACCATTACGTCCCCCACTTTTGAATTTTTGCAGGCTTTACGGCACAACGCGGCCTCTTTAGCGATTGATTGGTATTTCATCGTCCTTCTCCTTTCCAGTAGCGGCGGGGTTACCCCCACTGTTCGGCCATAGCATCCGCTATGCCCTGATAAGTTCGGCTGCGGTTCTTCCAACGATCCGGACTAGGCGGCTCACGATGTACACGCGCCACGCGCCCGGCTACAATATTTGTCGGTTTCAATTGGGGAAGGTTCTTCAACCACAAACACGTGGCTTTTGTTTCTCCGTGACCAAACATCCACGGTTGAATGATTTGGTTTGGTTTGTGGTGAATTGTGGACATAATACCGATGGGATTTTCGATACAAATTTTCATTATTGGAGCTTCAACTAAATCCATAAAGAAAGATATGGCGCTTTCCTGTTCCCAATGTTTATTTTTGAACCAACGCGCCCCACTTACAGCGAGGTGAGTACACGGTGGAAATGCTATCATCATATCCCACCGCGTATCTAAATATTCCCGGACATCGCCTTGAATATGTTGACCGGGAATCTCGGTTGGCAATAGGTCGCAAGACCACGCGTCATGACCGCGTTTCTTGAACGCCTCCCGGACGATGCCAGAAAACTCACAAGCTACCAATACTTTCATCATCCTTCTCCTTTCCAGTAGCGGCGGGGTGTCGAAGTCGATAATATCGTGCGATAACCCTTTCGGTTTCCGATACACTTCGGCGACCCCATCCTGAATCGTTATAAGAATGTCCGGGATTTCCACCTTCACCTTTTTTTCAGCCACGGTTCACCTCAGATTTTCTTCACACATTCCGGGCACGTATCCTGGCCATCGGCAGGAAAGACCTCAACGACATGGCACACGGTGCACATGAACGTTTTGTTTCGGATATTGTCGACGGCTAGCATTTCTTCGAAGGCGCGTTCTTCCTGCACCATCTGTTCGGCCAGCACCGGATCGATGACGATTTCGATTTCGTCATTCTCAATATCGTTGGCCTGTTCGATCACACAGGTGCAGAACGATTTTTCTTGTGCGACCGTCGATCCGTAAGGATGGAAGTCCGAAACGTATCCGGTACCGAAGCACGACAAGCAACCAACCTTGGGCGTGATTTTCTGTGTCATAGCCGGCCGGCCTTTCTATCCATCAGGATGCTGATGTACCGTTCCCATTGTGCGGACGCTTCCCGTTTTGTTTTGTACGGAACAGGAAAAGCGCCACACCCGCGGATACCCTCCACCCACCATTTTCCGTTTTTCCCCTTTCGGATCGGGTATCCATCCGACCCATAACGGGAATAATGGTTCAGCGCAAACAACTCATCTTCGCTTAGAACCTGACCAGGATTTTCCATTATGCACGCTCCCTCAACGACATCCGGGGAACGAACAAATCTTTCAGCACCCCGGTCTTCCGGTTGATATGATGATGTATGCCAAGGACATCATGGGCAAAGTCTGACCGATTGGCATACAACAGAGCATTCAGGTCCAACGGGTTCCCGGACACATGGCACGCTTCCAGGTCCATCATAAACACACCACGCTTCTCCGGGTTCAGGTCAAGGTCTTGAATTGCACGGTCCACGATCTTGGCCATCAACTGAATTTCGAATTTACTTGCGCCCCATTTAATCACGGCTGTTCTCCTTTCGATAATTTTTTCAGACAACGCGGACAGGTTACGGGTTTATCTTTTCCCCAATCTGACCAGCCGACCGATCGACAGCCTGGCTTCGCACCGCACAGCGATTTCCAATTATCGAAACGAACAGCATGGAAAAGATGGCCGTGGTCACTCTCGAAACCGTTCGAACATCGGCCAGCCAGGGAACGTACACGATACCCACGTTCTTTATCGACCTTGCACTGTCCGCACAGGCTGCCAGCATCGGCGACTTTCGCGTCATTACAGGCGATGCACCAATGAACCGGGACGAATTCCTTCAAACCATTCGAAGAGTAATCAATGATTTTCCCCTTGAAAGGCTCGAACGATGTTTCTATTCCATCTTTCCAAACAAGCAATTCCCACGACAGGAGAGTTGCGCCGGCGTCGTCGGACCAATACCCAAACAGATCCGACTCCTGGCCGTTGTCCTGATCCGGTCCCCGCGCGAAATACACGATGCCATTGATCGTTTTCGCACGGGCAATCGCATCGTCTTTGCACGGGCCGTGAAACACCGGGTTCTGATCTTTTGAAATATCCATGAGCCTCCTTTGAAAATTAGGTATTCTGATATGGCCAACTTCCACCTCGCACGTCCTGGGGCTTCCTAGTGTTCCGATGGAAGGAGAATAACGCGGATGGTTGGAGAATCAGGGGATAAAGCGCCATCCTCCACCCACAATTCGATTGTCGGAATGTCGAAGTCGGTGTACCGGATAATGCGGTGGAACACCGCCTTGCCGTCGCCGTCTTCCATGTACAGATCGGCGCTTTTCTTTTCAAGGTCCACATTCAAGCGCCACGCCTGGGATGGAAAACCGACGAACAACGGCTGATAAGAAGCGATCATGTTCAT